CACAAACAACACCTTAAACGTGTGTCAACATATCTGAATGATAATTCGTCGCGTTGGAGTGCGCACAATTGTGTATCAGATATTCCCCATGTGGTTGAACAAAAACCACATGTTGTAACACCTTACAAGCTCGTTAGGCAGCGTACGTTGCCTGACTTGAGCAAACCTACTGTCACCCAACCACAATTGGGGGTCAGTAAACGTAGTATTGCTAAATACAATCGTTATCAGTGCCTTAAAAGGCAGGAAGCGAATTGTAGTTGGGTATTTAACATACATACTGGTAAGTTAATGCTGACCAGTATATTTGTCGATATTCATAAATTACCAGCGGCAGTACTCAGAGTCCCTAACATCGGATTCTGTACACATATGTTGAAATTAGATATTTCAGCATATACACCCCATGGAGCACGAGTGAGTTTTTACTTGCTATACTCTATAGGAAGATGGTTACGCGCAAAGTATACTGATGAGGAGTTTTTGTGTATGTGCAAGCGTAAAGCTTCATATGCATATTATTCACCTTGTAAATGTACTTATGTGCAATGTGATGTTCATAAGATCGTGAACATTTCTGCACCATGCACGTGCCATATCGGAGAATATGTTTTCAACGACATAGTTCCCGAGTACGAGTCCCTGCGTATACATCTAAAGCGCATGTTTACTCGTTTCTTTGACCGAGATTTATTAGCTTGGGATGACATTTTATGTTACCCTTTAAGCTACAATAAGATCCACTTGGTCAAAACACCAACAACGAACCCCTGGTTCCAGAAACGAAAGAATTTGGAATCATTTCTATCTCGAAAGATCTCGCGATTTGAGTATTTCGATTTAGATAGGTTTAAGCCAGTGTACGAACAACCAAAGTTGGATAGTTTTGTTTCATTAAACAAATTGTTCAACGCTGTTGGCTTACCAAAACGGCGTAGACCAACCATTAGTTCATTGCCAGCGCGACTTGCTGATAATGAATATTACGATCTGTTGCGTCACACGCCAGCCTTTCTGGAAACGCGAAAATATTCTGATTTCAAATCTCAGGGTGTTGGATGTTCCAGTTTGGCTAAAAATGCAGAAGGGTTTTTGACGGAAACTCAACCCATTTTGCATTCGACTCTTGAATCAATCAAACGTACCGCAAACACTATGGATTGTTCTATACAAGAAGTAGTGGCTAAGGTACAAGAGGCTCTCATAAAAACAGGGAGCGCTCTAGATGATGGAGTTTCCACAGAACGATTGTTAGCAAATGGTTCTCGCATAGCACTTTTAATAACAGAAGTGCTAACTGAAACTGATATGACGATTAAACGAGGTATTATATACCTTATTCGATTTGTTGTAGAAGTTTTAGATAACACACTAACTTTTGTTTCACACAAAATCTATAGTGGATTGCAAGATCTGCTTGGACAGTGTTTAGACACGTCTAGTGCGTCAGCCCGTGCGGAAGGAGGTAACGGGGTAGATTCAAGTGTGAGAACACAAGGTTTCTTCGAGACAGTTCCGCGATGCTTCAATGCGATTATCCGTTTCATTGGTTTAAATATCTTTGATATGGATAGCGTGAAGTGTTCGCGTTTTGAAGGATTGTGCCGAAAGGTAACGACCTTTGAACGAGCAGTAAATTCCGGCTGGAATTTGCTTGCTTGGATGGCGAAATATTTACCAGAATGGTTACAACAAGCTATTTTGGTAGACGATCGCTCGTTTTGGAAGAAACAGTGTGAAAATGGTATCGTCCAGAATTTGTTATTTAACACCAACAAACTTTTGGATGAATCCTTTGATGCAAAACCATTTGATAACAAATTGTTTGATACGATTGTTCAGCAAAGTCATCAATATGATCAATATCTTATACAACATCCGGGTGTGCCAGTAGCAATAGCTCAACTGTTGCGTGGTGCACTTAATCGAGTATGGGATTTGAAATCACCAATATCAAATCGGTCCCAAGAACCTTTTGTAGTGTACTTATACGGTGGAGCAGGAGTGGGTAAATCTACTTTTGTTCGAGTGTTAAGTCAAGTATTGCTACAGCATATGGGATATGGTAATGACGTAAGTCATAATACCGTGTTTCATAGAGGACAGACAGATTTTTGGGATGGCTACAATAAACAACCAATTGTAGTGTTTGATGATTTCGGACAACATCGTGAAGAACAAGATTTTTCAGATCTGATTAGTTTAGTCACAAATAATGCTCAACCATTAAATTTTGATCGACTAGCTAACAAAGGAATGAGCTTTGATTCACGCGTGATTATATTATGCTCGAATCAAGCTTATGCCCGACCAACAACCTTAATGTGTGCTGAGGCAGTACAACGCCGCAGGCACGTTTTTGTCGAAGTAACTACACAGGGTCCTAAAGATCCTGTGTTGTATGCGAATCTCACATTTACAACGCTTCCACCAGTGGAACAAATCTACTGTGGTCGCTCGAATGCTACGTTTGAAAAGCGTAGTTTTAAAGCACATGATTTTTGTAAATATGTATGTGACCAATACGATTTAGTTACAGCTCAAAATCAAGCTTTGAATTCGAGCCAAGCCTTTGTAAATTCGTTTTTTGATACGTTTCCGGATTCTAGACCAATTCCGGAAAAGATATCAGGGCGATTGACAAGTGATACATTTTATGACGCTAAAGAAGAACAAGTTGTCATAAAATCGCAGGGTTTAATCTCGGGGATAGTATTTAACGTATTATCTCTGGGAAAACACTGTACACAGGAGTTGGTTCAAAATTTTGTAAGTTTTATGCAAGAGCGCGATTTGTTCAGTATAATTACTTACAAAGTATTGCCATTTGTGACACAGTTAGGAAGCATTGTTATGCTTTACACTGCCACAAAATTTATATCGGCATCGACTCCTTCAACTAGCCCTCAAGCTTTGGAATCTCAGTCCTGGAGTGTTGTGCATAAGAGCGCACGCACAAAGGGACACCGTTCGATGAAGAAGTATGTTCGATCTCAAACTGCTTTTTACAGTGAGGTTGGAAATATTTTATCATCGTACGTACCAGCAATGGTAACACGAACTCTCGACGATTCTGGACAGGTGTACACTATGAACTGTTTGCCTGTTGGAGGAAAGTTATTGCTTGTCAATGCACACTTCTTTTATAAGTTTAGACCAATAAGGGAAGGAGAAGTAATAACTGTCGAGTTTTATCGTGATGGTGGACGTAACGTTACTCGTCATGATTGTGTTTTCAAGGAAGAATATTTCGTGAAATATACAACTAATGGCGATGAATCAATCAGTGATATGTCTTTATTTTTCGCTGATTGTGTTCCACCAGCACGTAATGTGCTAAACTGGTTTGTCTCTCAACAAGAACTAGACAAGCTAGAAAGTGGGCAAGGTACCTTAGTATCTGCCCACCCACAGTTGGGTATTGAGAAAAGCTCAGCTGCATTTCGTATGCGTTTCGGATTACAACCATTATCCGATATAACAGAATGTGCCATAGATGTGCCAGATAGTTTGCAATATTTTATTGAAACTAGTGATGGTTGCTGTGGTTCTCCTTTCTTTGTCAATGGTAAGATAGTATCGATCCATTATGGTTTAGTCAATAAGAGTGGTTTAGGAGCACTTCTTACAAAAGAAGATCTCTTGGACATGATTGGACAAATACCAGAATTGTTACGACAAAAAGGAATGTGTGGTTACGCATGCGAAGTGGGACCCAAGGAACAGCCAAAAGTTGTTCTACAGGGTAATTTCTCATACGAGGCAACTGTTCCTCGTGCACCGGCATCATCAAAAACATCGATAGTGCCAAGTCCTATATTTGAACACGTTATGATGCCTGAACGTGTTTTGCATAAGACTGAGCCAGCAGTTTTACACATTGCTGACAAACGGTGCAAATCAACAGTTGAAAATCTTGTTGCTGCCCAATTTGAAAAGTATGGAGATCCTCCGAAACGCTTTGATGATGCGATATGTCAAGTTATATATCGTTACATGAAAGAGAAAGTACATGATTGGATGCGTATCCCAGGAATAACTCTTTTACAAAGGGAGTTATCAGAGCATGAAGCCATTAATGGCAACAGTGCTTACCCATACGTGGAGAGGATAAATATGCAATCATCACCAGGATATCCATATGTGTTGCATTCGAGTGGTTCTAAATCAAAACTCTTTGAACAACGAGGAGATGATTATTACATCACTGATACAATACTTCGAACTAGATTGGACACCAAACAAGATTGGATGGAAAAAGGCATGCTATTCCCTTCTGTGTGGATCAATTCCTTAAAAGATGAGCGACGCTCACTTGATAAAATCTTGACTGGCAACACACGATTGTTTACGTGCGCCCCATTAGAAACAACTTTACTCTTGAGAAAATATTTTCTCGGGTTTTGTTCGTTTCTAATGCAAACAAGATTAGTAAATCCTTTTGCAACAGGAATGGATCCATACAGTATGGAATGGCACGAGATGGTGAGGTCGTTAAAAGCCACATCATCTCAGGGAATGGATTTCGACTTCAAGAAATTTGATGGAAAAGTACCGTATGAAGGAATGGTAGCATGTTTAGAAATGGCTTCAACGTATTACGATACGCATGGAGATTTTGAAAGATACATGCTAATGCAGGAGGTGCAACACACCTTTTGTCTCATTGATTCAGACGTTTTCCAAAAATTTCAAGGAAACCCATCAGGTTGTGCGATAACAACAGTTTTAAATTCAATTACCAATTGGTTTTACACATGTTATGCTTGGCTTTCATTAGCCCCTGTTACTATGCGTAGCTTGGAATGTATGTCACGAATGATTCGTTCATATTATTATGGCGATGATGGAATTATGTCTGTGGCTTTACCGGCCACATCATTTTTCACTTTTGACAATATACAAGCTTTGTTAGCTAAACAGAATATAGTTATAACATTAGGAAGTAAAGAAAATCATGGCCTGACACTTAAAAATGTTGAGACATTGACTTTCTTGAAAAACTCAATTGGGCAATTGGATGGAAAACACGTCGCATTGCTTGATAGAACTGTGATTATGGAAATGTGTTATTGGATATCTCGAGGCTTACCAAAAGAACGAGCCTTGATTGATAATGTTAACACTGCTTTGAGAATGCTGTATTTCTATGGTCGAGAAGAATTTGACCGTTATAGAAATGCTTTTCTTATTGCATGTCGTGACAGAATAAACACAATTGACTTGAACCTACATACGTACGATTTCTTGGATCGCATTTACGTTCAAAAATGCGACTTTGGTATGTTCGGTTATACCGTACCATATCAAAGACCAAAGACTAAACCCGTACCATGCACTATGCGCGATGAACAAATACCGTGCCCTTTAGTAGCATCACAAGGTTTATTAACATCAATGGATTCTAACACAAAAACAACAACATCAACACCAGCAAACACACAAAACACCCAAACAGC